GCGGAAAGGATGTGTCAGATCTGGCCTAATAGGTTTAAATCACTTGAAGCCGCTGCACCATTTGCCCGTAATCCAAAAGCGCTGGCAGAGAAAACATATTTAAATCGCATGGGAAATGATACGCCAGAAAAGGCCAGTCTTTATATAGGCAGAAGTTTCCTGCAATTGACTGGCTATGACAACCACAAAGCCTTTGCCCACGATATGAACAGGCCAGATGTATTGACAGATCCATCGCTACTTGAGGGCGAGCTTGCTTTTGAGGGCGCTTTATGGTTCTTTGAGCGCAATAAATTATTCCAGATCGCGGATGAAGGCGTAAACGAGGACACTATTAAGCGTATCACTAAGCGTGTTAATGGCGGATATCATGGCCTTGACCACAGAACAGAGGAAACCACCAAGATATTTGGATGGTTAAGCTAGATGGTGATTAATGCCACGCAAACCAATAGCAAGCGAATTATTGTTAGAAGCTGTAAAAGCCTTTCAACAATATGGAAGCAAAAAAGCCGCCGCAGAGGCCCTTGGAATACAATACGATACTTTCGTCACACGTTGCAATCGCGGGATTGATCGCGGTTTTCTCTTATCGGAAGGTGCGGCATCTGCGGTTAGATCCGCAAAGCTAAATCCGCAAGAGGCAAAGGCTGGCTGGATTGTCCAAGTGGATCCAGAAACCAAGTCTCGTATTTCGACGTATTGGCGAGCGCCAGAGGTCGATGCTGATGACATTATTGATCTTTATAAAAATGCATTCGATGACGTAAAAAAATGTGATCCAATTCTCGCGCCAGACGTAGTGAACAAGGATCTGCTGACAGTCTATCCAATAATGGACGCTCACTATGGAATGATGGCTTGGGGCGAGGAAACTGGTGATCAGGACTATGACACCAATATTGCCACACAGGATATGCGACACGCATTTGCCAAGGTGTGCGCCTTAACTCCAAACAGCGCTCATGCGGTTCTCTTGGTTGGTGGTGATTTCTTCCACGCAGATGACAGTAGGGCAGAAACGCCAAAGTCAAAGAACAAGCTAGACGTTGATGGCAGGCACTGGAAGATCATCAGCAGCGGCATCGCAATCTTAGCTAATATCATCGACACGCTTCGGTCAAAGCACCAGAGCGTCCAGATACGGGTTCTCAGAGGCAACCATGATGAACACTCGCACCTGATCCTGACATTTTCCCTAGCAGAGAGATATAGGGACGATAAACGAGTTGATGTGGAGAAGAACCCGCATGACCTTTACATGAGAAAGTGGGGCAAGTGCCTGATCTCCGCTCACCACGGCGATAAGGCCAAGCCTGATAGATTGACAATGTATTTGTCGGACGTATGCCCGTATTGGTCGGAAACGCGCCACAGATACATGATGACTGGCCACATCCACCACGATGCGGCAAAGGACATTGGGCCACTACGCTGGGAGAGCCTGAGAGCTTTCTGCCCACCTGATGCATATGCGGCTGGAATGGGCTATGCTTCAAGGCGAGCATTACAAGCTATGACGTTCCATATGATTGATGGTTTAGTGCTTAGAGCCATAGATCCAATAGAGCGTTAGGTTTGTGTCATAGTTATTTTCGTGATATAAATGCTTAAACCCAAAGAGGAAACAAAATGTCCCTGACCAATACATTTGAAACTACTGTTTTAACGTGGCTGTTGACAGCCTCAAGCGCCACACGCCCCACTTCGTGGTATATTGGCCTATTCACGGCTATCCCAAATGAAGCTGGCGGCGGCACTGAGGTGTCTGGCAACGCATATGTCCGCAAGTCGGCCACATTTACCGTGACTGGAAATACAGCCTCAAATAGCGGCGCTCTTGAGTGGCCTGTAGCAACTGGCTCATGGGGAACGATTACGTCCATTGCAATCTTTGACGCGGTGACTGGCGGCAACATGATTGGCTACGCTGCTTTGAATGATAGCAAGACCATTGCAACGGGCGATGTATTACGCATTCCATTGGGCGATTTAGACGTCACACTTGATTAAGGGGTTAGGCAATGGCAACCATCGTCACCCGCGCAGCTAAAGGATCGCCGTTAACCCATGTAGAGGTTGACGCGAACTTTACCAATTTAAACACAGATAAGGTGGAAACATCTGTTTTGGCCGCTGTTGCCACATCTGGATCATACAACGATTTAAGTAACACTCCAGCGCCATTTGACCCAAATACACTAGCCACGGTTGCGACAACTGGTGCTTATTCAGATCTTATCTCAAAGCCCACATTGGGAACTGCTGCTGCTACTGACACAACGGCTTATGCGACAGCGGCTCAAGGAGCTTTGGCGGATAGCGCCTTGCAAGGCAACCAGACAATTACTCTTTCTGGTGATCTTTCTGGATCAGGAACTACTTCTATTAACGCTCAGATCGCGGCAAACGTAGTCAACGCTAATGAGCTTAATGTTGTCGGAAACGGAACCGCAACGCAATTTCTGCGCTCTAACGCTGATGGGTCTTTTAATTGGGCAGTGCCAACAGATACTAACACGACCTATACAGCGGGAACTGGACTCGCTCTAACTGGAACTGTTTTCAGCAACACCATCACTAACAACAACCAGCTCATAAACGGCGCTGGGTATGCTACACTTGTATCTCCTACATTTACAGGCACAGTCACAGCAACAGCGTTCTCAGGTGACGGATCATCTCTCACTGGTGTTGGTGGGGGGGTTCCATCTGGCACAGTGATGATATTTGCCCAAACTGCTGCACCGACAGGTTGGACTAAATCTACAACACACGACAATAAGGCTCTTAGGGTCGTAAACGGCGCTGTCGGAACTGGTGGTTCTGTTGCCTTCACCACTGCACTTTCCAGCCAAGCAGTTGGCGGTTCTATCGGAAGCACCGCCGCTGAAGGAACCGTTGGTGCCACTACTATTACCACAGCACAAATGCCTTCACACAACCATAAGGCTTCTAATTACCAGACCGTTGTCGGGTGGAGTGGTAACTCTCCTGGTCATGTTTTCTCAAACAACCTTAACTATAATGGTGCGGGGTCTGCCAACACTGGGTCAACTGGTAGCGGCGGATCACACACTCACACCTATTCTGGATCTTCACACAATCACACCTTTAGTGGCACAGCTATAAACCTTGCTGTTCAATACGTTGATGTCATTATCGCAGTGAAGGATTGACTTTTGGTAGATGTTTATTACGGGGCAACTGAAGATCACCCATTCAGAATACTACAGGAACCACTAGAGCCTCTTTTGACTAGCTACAAAGAAGGTATGGCTTCCTATGATGCTCTAGGCTCTGTAACTTCTTGCCCTTCTATGATAAGGTTTATGCGTAATAGATTTGTCATTAAAGCCCCAGTAGACATAACCATATATCAAAACAGCGAAGGTATAGTAGTTGCTTATAATGAAAGTAGTGTTGCAAAAGAGCTTATAGGTGCGTTCTTAACAAGAACAGATATGAACGACCCATACTCACCCATATCTCAACAAACCTTACAGATGCTAGACAATGATTATCTTTTGTTTGTGTCTGATACACCCCTAGAAATGGAAATAACACCACCTTTCTTACATAACAGTCCTATGTTTGGTATAGCAGGGTCATTTGATATAGGAAGGTGGGTAAGGCCTGTTAGCTTTGCCAGCATATATTTAAAAGGCGTTGATAAAACTTACATAAAAAGAGGCGACCCTATTATGTATGTAAAGTTTATGACCGAAGAAAAAGTAAATCTGCATAGGTCTTACGTTAACAGCAAAGTATTATCTATAACTAGACAGTGCGTAAATCTAAAAAAAGCACTACCTAAACAGTCTTTAAGCAAGCAATATGAACTTGCCGACAACATATCAGCCGCAAGTATGGCGATAAAAGAAATGCAAAGCTGCCAATATTAAGGTTCTATAATATGAATTTGGAAGTAAAAAACAACTGCCCTCTTAATAAGTTTGAGCCCTGTAAGCAACTAGAGTGCGCTTGGTTTGTAAAGGTGTCAGGCAATAATCCAAACACAGGTCAGCCAGTAGATGAATACGCTTGTGCTGTTGCATGGATGCCCATACTTTTAATTGAGAACTCTCAGCAACAACGCCAGACTGGTGCAGCGGTAGAGAGTTTTAGAAATGAAGTTACAAAGGCAAACAACGCATCACATAGTGTATTATATACTTTGGAACATAACAAAATTGGAGATCGTTAATGAAATTAACCATTATTCCATCAGACAATGTTATTGTAAAAGATAACTTTGCGATCTCTGATATCAATTTATTATTATGCGGCATCCCAGCAAATATACACGCGCTCCAATTCAATGGGGTTGACGGGCATTTAGAATATACAGACGGAACTTTTAATTCTTTTTTTACTGATCTTCCAGATTGGGCAAAACTATGTTCGGATGCACACGATATTGCAAAAGAAGCGCTAGAAAACCCACCAGCAAAAACACAAGAAGAAACAGCGGAAACAATAAGAATTACGCGGGATGGCCTTCTATTTGAGTGTGATTGGTGGATGCTATCAGACAGAACTGCAACGCAAGGGCAAATAGATTATCGACAGGCGCTTCGTGATATTACATCCCAAACTACATTCCCTGCGTCTGTAGTTTGGCCAATTAAACCAGAGTAAACATTATGGTTGCACCATACTACGTTGAACCAGAATATTGGCTTGAAGGCTATGCAATTGGCGATGCCAAAATCGCCGCAGCAGTCATGCCCATTCAGTCTGCGGTTCTTGCATCTGCGGTTCGCATTCAGCACGGCATCGGCCAGATTAACATTGCGGCCACAATCGCTGCGGCGGCCAATAGGGAGCAGAGCGCGTCTGGTGCCATCAACGCGGCCTCTACGGTAACAGCGGCGGCTAACAGGGTGCAGTCGTCTAGCGCCTCTGTGGAAGCCACTGTAAGCACCACGGCAACGGCTTTGGTCATCTACCTTGGCAGCGCAACAATGCCCTGCACAATTACGATTGTTGGCGCAAGCAGCGTATTGCGTTCAGCTAGTGCATCTTCGGCGTTTTCGTGTATAATAGCGGCAAATGGACAGCTTAAATGGGAGCCAGAGGCGGACACTAGCGAGACTTGGACACCCATTGCCGACACAGATGAAATTTGGACACTTATTGCCGACACAGATGAAATTTGGACACCCATTGCCGACACAGATGAAATTTGGACACCAGTTTCCGACACAACGGAAATTTGGACAAGCGTAGGATAGATCATGGCAGATACAACCACAACACATTACGGGTTAGTCAAACCTCAAATCGGTTCGTCAAGTTCGACGTGGGGAACAAAGCTCAATACGGATTTAGATGCCATTGACACGGCGATTTATGCCTTGTTCCCGATTGGCGGCATTATCTTATGGTCGGGTTCGGTCGCGGCGATACCAGCCAACTGGGCGATATGCGATGGCACAAATGCAACGCCAAACCTTATGGATCGTTTTGTGGTTGGCGCTGGCAGCGCATACGCTGTAGCCGCAACTGGCGGTGCTGCAACGGTAACGCTAGACACTACGCAAATCCCAGCACACAGCCACACGGCTGATGGCGATTTAACTGCTGCATCCGCTGGGGATCACACCCACACTGTGATTGACGCAGGTCATACTCATCCTGTTGCCCAAGGGTTTAATAACCCCAGCAATGCGGCTGATGGCCACGGCGATGGGGCAAATGAAACAGGTTCCTATACTTTTGTAACTACTACCAATACGGGCACAAGTGGCAGTAACACTACTGGCATAACAAATGCCTCAAATGGCGCTCACACACACGACATTACTGGATCAACAGCAAACACAGGCGGCGGATTGGCGCATGAAAACTTGCCACCATACTACGCACTAGCATACATCATGCGGACGGCCTAAAATGGCATTAGTCAAACTAGACATTCCAGCGGGTGCATCTCGAAACGGCACAGAATATGAGACGGCAGGCCGCTGGCGCGACATGTCCCTCATTCGCTTTTACAATAACGTCATCCAGCCAATCGGCGGCTGGAGAGAGCGTATTGCAACGCAGCTTACTGGCAAGCCACGAGCCATTCGTGCTTGGCGCGACAATGACGGCAATAGATGGCTGGGTATCGGAACACACACTAATCTATACGCACTGAGCGGTGGCGGTGATCTTTATGACATTACACCCGCTGGCTTCCAAGTCGGAATACCTGACGCGGCTGGATCTGTAGGTTACGGGGTTGGGCCTTACGGCTCTTATGAATATGGA